GCTTTCTTGGCCGCTGCCAACATCACTTACACTGGTTTCCAGTTGAACAGTGCTGCTAGCGTTGGTTTCAAACTGGCTACTTCCTAATCACTAGTTGATTAAACAACAGCCCAGGGTAGAAATATCCTGGGCTTTTTGTTGGCCGTTAAATACCCGTAGAATGAAAATCATATGTAGAACTTTTTTTGATTGCAGTGCTACTGGAGTAACTGGTCATTTTAGGCCCAGTCAGGTGCCATTCAACGATCGTGCTGGCGGTGTAGTTCAGGATCAACGAACCTGGAACTATGCTAGAAATCAACAGCGCAATTGGGAAACGCTGAATCAATTGATTAGTTTGCGAACTCAGCCAATGTCGGTGACCAGCTTGGGACACAGCAACGGCGTTTGGAGTTTTGAATTTGAAGTAGAATCTAGCTTGGTATACAGTGAATTGGGACAAGAAAACGACATTACTGTGTTGGTAAACGAGTGCGAGGGTGTGCCCATGATAGTGGGACTCAACGAAACTCAGACTCAACATTCGGTGCTGATCACTCAGGGATCTGACCAAAACATTTGGTTTGATACCATAAATACGTCATTGGAGATTTGACATGGTCGACACAACTGACATTGAAAAAAAGAGTTTGGAAGCCCACGTTGAATTGTGTGCTGAACGCTACAAGATGCTGGAACTCAGGCTGGAATCGGTAGATGACAAAATCGTGCAAGTTCACACAGACATTTCTGGCATTGCAACCACAGTAAGCAAGATGGCGGAAAAACGCAACGATCAACTGATCGGATGGGGCATTGGCATAATCGGCGCCTTGGTATCCACAGTGGTGTGGTTGATGACCCAATACGTATTCAAATGATTCGCAGCGAAAAACTTGAACGTTTTGCTACCAAAGAAATTCAGAGTTTAGCTGGCAAACTCATTGTGCCTGACGGCAAAAATGGCTATAACGCATTTGGCAAGTATCATGTGATACCCAATACAGATCATGTAGCAGTCGATATCAAAAATAGAGATTCCTTAACTTTTGGCAGCAAACGCAGTGCCATCAGTTGGTGTGTAGCCGACCACTTGAACCAGCACGCACTAGCACGCAGCATTCATTTGCTGGACAACAAAAAACACAGCCTAGCGGCGGACATACAATGCCGACGGGCTCTAGCCGAAAGAAGTCACAGCCAAGACTTTTATGATTCAGTCACAACCAAGATACAAAGCAAGGTTGAGTACTATAATGCATTGACCAATGAATTAGAGAAATGTATTAATTCGGCTAAATATTGGCAAATAAGAGGATTCTCCAATGAAACTGAACGACCTGGCCGCACCGCGTCCCACAAAGCAAATCGCCAAAGTATTTGAAAGTTACTTTGGTACCAACATCAAGTTTGAAAGCTTAAACCGCAGTCAAACTCGAAATCTGTTGACTCGTGTGCAAGGCTTGCTCCGAGAGCATCGTAGCACATCGTCTAGACACACCAGCGAACAAAACCCCAGTTATCTCAAACTGGTAATGTTGGAGCAGGCTCTAGCTCAACGAGTAAAAGAAAACATGCCTCCTGTTGCTGCACCGCAACCTGCAGCCGCCGGTCAGCCCAAACCTGCTGTGGCAGGCGCTGCCGCCAAAGATCCCAAACTTGCGGCCGCACTCAAGAAGAGTCAGGCAGGACAAACACTAAATCCTGAAGAACAAAAAATGGTGGCTGGTGCTGCCATGATGGCACAAGAAAGTCGTCTACGCCGTGCATATCGCATGCTGAAAGAAAGCGAAGTACAACAGGCTCAAGTGGTGTTGGCTGCACAAGACATGGTTGACAAGATGCAAGGCATGTTGGAAGACGTCAGCGAACTGCAATTCAAAGAGTTGCCCGCTCTAGTTGATTCTATCAAGAATCAAGTGGGCATCGACCAAGCCACACAGTTCAACGGTGATGCCAGTGCTGCACTCAGCGGTCTGATGCAAAACCTGCAGGCTGCCAAGCAACAACTAGACCAAGCCCTGGGCGTGGTAACTGGTACTGCTGCTCCTGCTGCACCCGATGCTGCTGCAATGGGTGCCCAAGCCGGTGCTGCCGCTGGAGCCGAACTGGGCGCTGAAGCTGGAGCCGAACTAGGCGCTGAAGCTGGCATGGATGACCTAGATGCCATCGGCGCCGAAGCTGGTGCTGACATGGCTGCAGAACCTGCTGGTGCTGCTCTAGGCCGTGCTCGTAGATAATGAAAATATTTGAAGTAGCTGGAGACTCATCTACACCCAGTCCTGACCAATTGTTGGGACTGGTGCAGTTTCTTGCAGGTCGCGCAGATGATACCAGTGCGCCAAAACAAATCAGTGTAGATGCATTCGTAAACTTGGCGCAAAGCCTGGACATCAATGTAAACAAAAACAACGTTCAAGAAATTGTGGGACAACCTCCACTAAGCAGTGTGTTGGAACCTCTAGACCCCAGCACCAACCAAATCATGTTCAAAGGTGCCGAAACAGGTGAACCTGTCAAAATGCCTGTGAACAAAGCACAAGATATCGTGGCCGCGGCAGCCAAATCGGCAATGAAGCGAGATCGATAACTGGTTGACTTAAACCAGTTCATAGTGTATAATACACTATAGGAGTTTTAAAATGATCAAATTTATTGCAACAACTGTGGTAGCACTTTCGTTTACAACACCAGTACTGGCCTGGGGCGACCGTGAACAGGGTGCATTGGCTGGTATCGTGGGCACTCTGCTGTGGCAGCGACTGGACAATCATAGCCAACCTCAGCCAAGACCTCAAGTGATTCGTCAACCTGTGTATATTCCGCCTACTGTAATCTATCAGTATCCGCAGGCATTGCCTGAGCGCCAGTGTTATGTGGTGCGTGAAACTCGCAACTACAACGGCACCTACACTAGAGAGATCCAATGTCATGGCCTACAGTGAAAAAGTAGTTGACCACTACGAAAATCCCCGCAACGTAGGATCGTTTGACAAAAACGATCTAGACGTGGGTACTGGTATGGTAGGTGCACCTGCCTGCGGTGATGTAATGAAACTGCAAATTCGAGTTCAAGACGGAGTTATTACAGATGCTAGATTCAAAACCTACGGTTGCGGTAGTGCGATCGCGAGTTCCTCTCTTGTTACCGAGTGGGTTAAAGGCAAGACGCTGGACCAAGCCGCAGCTCTTAAAAATAGCCAAATTGCTGAAGAACTCGCCCTACCCCCAGTCAAAATCCATTGTAGCATCCTTGCTGAAGACGCCATCAAAGCCGCAGTAGACGACTACCGCAAACGGCACAACAACTCAACACAGCCGCACTGAGTATCTTGCCAGGTATGCAGTATGAAATCAATCACTTGCATCTTGAGCTGAGTTCGCTGTGCAATGCAAGATGTCCTTTTTGTCCAAGAAATTTTCAGGGATACCCGGCCAACCTAGGCTACACAGAGACCAATCTAAGCCTGGCCGATTTTAAAAAAACATTTATACCACCTCGTCTGGGCCGAGTACATCAAACAGTAATCAACGGCAATTTTGGAGATTTTGTGATGAATCCCGAAAGCATAGACATCATCAAGTATCTGCGCCGCAGTCGTCACAACATGGATATTCGTATTCACACCAACGGTAGTGCAAGAGATCGTGACTTTTGGTACACACTGGGCAGCATCGGAGTTACTGTGCTGTTTGGTATTGATGGCATAGGTGATACTCATACACTATATCGACAAGACACCAACTTTGACAACATCATAAAAAACGCTGAAACTTTTGTTGCAGCAGGCGGAAATGCTATTTGGAGTATCAATCAATTTGATCATAATCGACACCAGATGCCCGAAGTATATGTCCTTGCAAAAAAAATTGGTTTTTCAGAAGTTCAAGTTCGTCCCACCGCACGTGACAACGGTCCGGTGTATAATCGCAAGGGACAAAAAGTTGCTGCCATCAAGTCTGACTGGGAATGGCCTGATCAGCTAGACAAATCCTTTATTGAAATAAAAATTGCACAAAAAACATTGTTAGACAAGAAAAAAGTCAATATAGCATGCTGGGCCATCCGAGAACGCAGTGTTTATATGGCCGCCGACGGACACGTTTATCCTTGTTGCTGGACCGGATTCAATCCTACCGAATATCAATCTCATACCACAGTTACTGCCTGGAACAAAGAGTTGGTTAAATACGTAGGACATAACCATGCTCCTACAGTTGGTATAGAAGCAGCACTAGATTGGTTTGACAATCTTTCTGCTAGCTGGAATACCGACGACCAACCAGGAGTATGCCAACACAATTGCCAACATGATAACACTAACACCAACAGCATCTCGTAAAATTTTGCAGACACTGCAACGTCGCGGACACGGAACCGGTATACGTCTTGGTGTCAAAACCACAGGATGCTCGGGCCTAGCGTATGTGTTAGAATTTGTAGATTCCCCAAGACCTGACGATCAGTGTGTAGACTGTGATGGGTGTCAAATATTTATTGACCCTAAAAGCTGTGTTTACATGCAAGGTATGACTGTGGATTTTGTACGCAACGGCCTCAGCGAAGGCTTTGAGTTTCGCAATCCCAACGAACGAGATAGGTGTGGTTGTGGGGAAAGTTTTAGAGTATGATCGAACAAGTTCAGGCTCAAATGTCTCAGCGCATGCAATGGGCGCTGAGTCGCCCGGCTATTTGTTTGGCTCCATACAACACCATAGACATACGCCATAGCAGCGACAAAAAACAACAAATATATCAAACTTGTTGTTGCAACCTTGACGAAGCATTGTTTGTGCCAAGCAACGGCGATGACGCATTTGCTGAAATCAAACAACAGCAGATTGAAGGAGAATGGCCATCAAGTTGTTATCGTTGCTGGAAAGAAGAACAAAATGGTGGTCAAAGCGAACGTCTAAGAGCATTTGCTGAATTACCACAAGATCGTTTCAATGCGTTTGTGACAGACCAAAGCATTGGAGAATTTGAGTTTCGAATAAAATTTAGTAACTTGTGCAGCCTTGCATGCCGCAGTTGTAGTGCATCTGAAAGCAGCACATTTGCTAAGATTACAAAGACTGACACAGATAAATTGTACGAAGTTGACATCAGCGACCACGAAGAGCATTGGCAATTCATCACCTCTCGTATTCCTGTGCTGATGCAAAAAGCACAACACTTTTTTGTGCATTTTATTGGTGGCGAGACTCTGATACAACCTGGTATGTACAAATTGCTGGAGTGGATGGTTGATCAAGGGTTTGCACCTCGTATCAATGTCAGACTAACCACCGCAATGACTGTTAATCCCGGTGATACACTCATGAATTTGTTAATGCAGTTCGCTAGTGTGGACATAAATCTCAGCATAGACAGTGTAGGGGAAAATTATCAGTATGTGCGTTGGCCAGCACGATTTTCAAAAATTGAAACCAATCTTGAACAATTGATCAATCACCAGTCTGTCTTGACTGTACGAAACGGTCGTAAAATACATGTACCCAGATGGAAGTGTGCAGTAAGTCCTGTGTTCAGTCTAAACAATATTTTTTATATCGATGACTGGCTCGAGTACTGGAGTCAATGGTACAATCGTCATGGTATTGTGTTTCACAACTTTGTGGCAAATTTGACCATGCAAACCAATCATCTAGATGTGCAAGCATTGCCTACGCAATACAGGCCGCAGCTGATAGAATCTCTAAGAAAATGTTTGTTGCATCCTATCTTTGAAACATATCCTGCTCAACTGGCTGCGGTATACAACTTTTTGACGATTACCATAGCCGAACTGGAAGACAATCAGCCTCAAGAAGAGTTGTGGGAAAAGTTTTTGCGCCATACATCATACTTTGATCAAAAGACTAAATTAAGCTTTGCAATATTCAATCAAAGGCTGTATAATATATTGAGCACACAAGACCGAGAAAAATTCAGATCAATTGTTGAAAATACCAATTCTGAATCTACTCTAACACAGGCCATGACTTTTACTAGAACCAATGTACAATCCCAAATTTGAATACAAGCCAATCCCTCGTGTGGAGGTCAACGGCAAGAGATTTTATGCCACGCCCGACGGCAACAAGTTACCTAGCGTGACAACCATACTGGACAAAACCAAGCCTGCAGAAAGTCGTATTGCTCTGGCCAATTGGCGCAAATCTGTGGGCGAAGCCCGAGCACAACAAATCACCACAGAAGCGGCCAACCGTGGCACTCGTATGCACACTTACCTTGAAGACTATGTCAAGCACGGTGAGATCAAAGAGCGCACAACAAATCCTTATTCATGGGCCAGCCATGCCATGGCACATGAAGTGGTGACCAAAGGGCTGTGCAACGTCAACGAATTCTGGGGTATTGAAGTACCGTTGTATTTCCCCGGCGTATATGCAGGCACCACAGACGGCGCAGGCGTACACTTGAATCAGGAAGCTATTCTGGACTACAAGCAAAGCAACAAGCCCAAAAAGCGTGAATATATTGAAGATTACTTTTTGCAATTGTGTGCCTATGCTGAAGCACACAACGAACTGCATGGCACACGTATTCGCAAGGGTGTGATTTTGATGTGTGTGAAACCAGATGTAGACGAACAGTTCAACATCATTAAACCCCCACAATATCAAGAGTTTCTATTAGAAGGCACAGAGTTTGAGAAATACCGCAGTCTTTGGTGGCACCGAGTTGAGCAGTACTACATGCTAAATATGTAATCAACTGAGGATTACACTGTGGCCATTTTACAAATATCTAGAATTACCCAACGCAAGGGACTTGAGCAAGATCTTCCGCAACCGTTAGCAGGAGCCGAATTTGGCTGGGCTGTGGATCAGCGCAGACTGTACATTGGCAACGGTGAACTGGTAGAAGGCGCTCCTGTAGTGGGCAACACAGAAATTCTCACAGAATTCTCGGATTTGTTGGCCTACAGTACTGCCTACACATACGAAGGCAATGCTGGCGGTTATGTGGTACAAACTGGTGCAACATCAGGCAGTCCTGTTACACAAAGTCTGCAAAACAGATTGGACAGCTATGCTGTGGTCACCAACTTTGGTGCAGTAGGTGATGGCGTCACAGACGACACTGCTGCTATCAATCGTGCGCTGTTTCAGATATACTGCCGAGAAGTTAACCCACAAATTCGACGCAGTTTGTTTTTTCCAGCTGGCGTGTATCTAATCACAGGCACCTTGCTGATTCCTCCATACGCACTGTTGTACGGCGAAGGCAGTGAATCCAGCATCATACAGTTTAAGGTAGACACATTCAGTGGCACAGTCACAGTGGGAAATATTGCCTATCAAGCTGGTGTGCTGGTATATTACCCGGCAGGAGTTGGGGGGAATTATTATTTCCGTTCACTGGGGGAAGTACCAGTGGGTGTCAGCATTGACAACCCAGTGTATTGGGATCCAGAAACACTGCCTGAGTTTGTGATAAGAACTTCGGACAGTTTGCAACAAGTGGGCGGCAGTATCGGTACCAACGGCGGCATTGCGCCTCGCAACGTTGAAGTTACCAACATGAGCATTCAAACGTTCAACGTGGGCGACATGGGGTTAGTACCACCAATACCGCACAGCATCAGCCTTACAGAAAACGCTGAACAGATCACTTATCAAAACGTCAACTTTGTTGGCCCACTAACTACAACTGACATCACTGCCAGCACTGACGATCTCAGCTGTGTGAGATTTGCCAGCACAGGTGCAAATCCTTGCACTCAAATCAAGTTTGACAACTGCAAGTTTTCCAATGCTGTGTATGCGTTTGCTACTGATCAAGTGATCAAAGGTGTCACTGTCAGCAATAGTTATTTTGACACTTTGTATCAAGGCGTTGTGCTAGAAACTGATCCTACTGGTGTGCGATTTGTGCAGAACATCTTTGACAACATCTATGCACAAGGTATTGTGTTTGATGGCACATCTCTCAATGCCACAGCCTACAACACGTTCTACAATGTGGGAAATTCTATTCTGGCTTCGGCCGGATACTCTGTCATTGATATTGACGGCGACAACAATGTCAGCATTGGTGACATGTTTGAGCGTACCACTGCACAGAGTGCTACATATCCCAGAATCAATCTGACCAGAACCAATAGCATTGCTCTGGGCATGAACATTCGTGGCATTGCATACACCATCGACGGTGTTAGCAATACTACTGTGGCCAATCAGATGAACCTGGGCAATTATCAGCGTACCGCTGGTATTGATTCCATATTGGCAGACAACAATGCTGGAACACTGTTTGTGGTATCTACTGCTACTATCAAAGCATTTAGAGTAGATTACACTATTTCTCGTGGCACATCATTTAGAACTGGTAGCATGTTGGTGGTCAACGGCACCGTCAGTGGATTTACCTACTCAGACGACTACGTGGAAAATACCAGTACTGGAGTAACTCTCACTGCTACCGAAGCCAGTGCTGGTGGCAATATCACTGTGGCCTATGCCACAACATCAACTGGCACAGCCGGGTCTATCACTTACTCAATCGCGCACCTAGCATAAATGTGGCCCAAAACTTTTGCTGAACGACTAGCCAGCTGGTCGACACTTCGTCGCCAGTGCGAAACACTGGACACAGAATCTGCACTATCGACCATCAACGCCTGGTGGTTTAACACACCATGGACTCCGTACCACTTACACTGGGATGATCAGCCAAATTGGCCAGATCCGTGGCAATTGTTGGATGACAACTTGTATTGTAGTCTTGCAAGAGGCCTAGGAATCATGTATACTATAGCTATGTTGGATCGTGAAGATCTACAGGATGCGGTGCTTGTAGAGGTGGACGGAGACAATTTAGTCCTAATTGGCCAAGAAAAATATATATTGAATTGGGACCGAGACACTGTCGTAAATATCAACCTGAGTCCCAAAAAAACTCGGCACAGTATTACCCAGTCTCAAATAAAACAACAAATTAAGTAAGCACAGAATGAAAATTATCACCGTCGTTAAACGCAGTGGCCAGCGTGAACCCTTGGCCTTGGAAAAGTGGCAGACACAGATTGCTAAAATATGCTCAGGTATTGCAGATGTTAGTCAAAGCATGGTAGAAATCAAAGCTCAGTTACATTTTTATGATGGTATTACCACCAAAGAAATTGATGAGATCACTTTGCGAGCCATTGTGGATCTCATTGATGTGGAATCTAACCCTGATGTGGGTCATACCAATTACCAATATGTAGCTGGAAAACAACGTCTTAGCATGTTGCGCAAAGACGTTTACGGCAGCTACGAGCCTCCCCACTTGTATGAGATCGTGAAGAAGAACGTGGCCACAGGCCTGTACACTCCTGAACTTTTAGAATGGTACGATGAGGCTGATTGGAACCGTATGAATGACATGATAGATCATGTCAAAGATGAACAGTACAGCTATGCTGCCATTGAGCAACTGATTGAAAAATATCTGGTCAAGAACCGCTCGACAAAAGAAATGTATGAAACTCCACAAATTCGTTATATGGTTGCAGCCGCAACTGTATTCCATAAAGAGGAACCTAACTCAGCACGTATGCGTTATATCAAAGAGTATTACAACGCCGCGAGCGACGGACTTTTTACTCTCGCTACTCCTGTATTGGCTGGCCTTGGTACTCCTACTAAACAGTTTAGCTCTTGCGTACTCATTCGTTCGGATGATGATCTAGATTCTATATTTGCTAGTGGAGAGATGATGGCCAAGTATGCCAGCAAACGTGCTGGCATTGGTTTAGAAATTGGACGATTACGTCCATTAGGCTCGCCCATTCGTGGTGGTGAGATTATGCACACAGGTATGATACCATTCTTGAAGAAGTGGTTTGGTGACCTGCGTAGTTGCAGTCAAGGAGGTATTCGTAATGCAAGTGCTACTGTTTTTTATCCTATTTGGCATCATCAGTTTGATGATCTTATTGTTCTTAAAAACAACCAAGGAACAGAAGAAACCCGAGTCCGTCATATGGATTATGGGGTTGTGCTTAGTGCCTTCTTCTGGAGACGATTTAAAAACAAAGAACAAATAACATTCTTTGATCCTAACGAAGTTCCTGACTTATATCAAGCATTCTATTCAAATACTCAACTGTTTGAAGAACTATATGTCAAGTACGAAAACACTCCTGGGCTTCGTACAAAAACAATGTCAGCTGAAGAAGTTTTTAAGAGTGGCATCTTGAAAGAACGCACAGATACGGGACGTATCTATCTAGTGTTCATTGACAATGTCATGAACCAGGGTCCGTTTGACCCAGAGTACCATACCATTTATCAAAGTAACCTTTGCTGTGAAATCCTATTACCTACTCGCTCTTTCAAGCGTCTTGATGATCCTGATGGTCGCATTGCTTTATGCACGTTGGGTAGTATTAACTGGGGAGCTTTCCGCAATCCAGAAGATATGCGTAGGGCTTGCCGTATACTTCACCGCAGTCTTAACAATA